TGGGGTTGGGGCCGCTCCTGGCATTCCTCCACCCATGCCGCCCATTGGGTCGGCTCCTGGCATTCCACCAGCGCCTTGAGCGGCTGGCGTCCAACCTGTTGTCAAAAACTTTACGAGTTCTTGGCGACCAAGATGGTAACGGTTGGTGTCTTGATATTTAGATTTATTCAACTTATTCCCTTGCAGATAACTACGATTTCCCTTTTGAGGTTTCAACCGTATATCCGCACCGCTGGGTGTAAGCGAACCTTTGACGATTTCCCACGCCGATAACTTGTATAGGACTTCTTTATTGGGAGTTCCCAAGCCAAAGTGCGACGAAACCCACGGTTCGTCCTCGAATATCGTCGCCAAATCCTTCCATTCAATCCCCTGTTCGTCACCCAATGCACCAAAATAATCTTCGGTCCCCTTATCTTCGTCTCCTGCGCCCATAGCGATGCTGCGAGACTTATCTGGAGTTGGGTCCATGTCTTCAAATACAAACTTTCGGAAGCCGTGCAAAGTGCGTGTCATGATCGTATATATCACCTGGGGGAACTAAATGAGCAACAACTATTTCAACACTCCATCACCGGCTTTCTCACAATTCCGGGAACTTATGGATAAATGGGACCGACACTGCGTGTTGGAGGAACAAGAAAAATCCATCCATGACCTGATGGATCGCCACGGAATGATTCTATTCTTCAAAAAAGGCGACGATTTATTCGGCGCACCAGAAGAAAGTCGCTTGGTTTTTGCCAAGCTCAAAAACGATAAACCGGAAGACGATGATCCAATGATACCTGGATTCCGGGATGAAGCCAAGTTTATTGGCATCAACTTATTCAAATCTATGTTCGGCTCGCCTGAAGACTCAGTTGAGAATATGTTCGGCAATGAGGATATTCCCAATATCCATGTGTGCGACCGAGACGATGTGGTGAACATGATTATTCACCATAAGCCCAAGAAGCCGAAGAAAAAGGAAAAAGATGCCCCTGCCATTTCCAAAAGATAACCACATAAGAAAGTTTCAATGCTTCGTGTGCGGCAAGGGCTACACCGACTTTGAAGAATACAAGACGCACATCATAGAGTCGCACGAAGAAGGCCGTGAATTTGTAATCTGTCCGCTTGGTCGTTGCGGTGCGCCAGTGCGTGACTTGAGGATGCACTTTAAGGCAAAGCACCCATCCGAAACCCAGATACCTAAAGTTGGCCAAATGAAGGCCATGATCTGGAAGGATCAAAGCAACAAAAAAGATGGCAAACTAAAGCAAAGAAAGCCAAAGTTCAGAGAGGGCTATCTGGTATCTACAAAGAATGGTGGAAAAGAGATGCACTATCGCAGCGGCATGGAATGCGATGTGTACGAATACCTCGAAGCTATGCCTGAAGTAATTTCATACGACGTAGAACCATTCAAGGTTCAATACACCTTTGAAGGTGAAGTTCATGATTACAACCCAGACTTGAGTATTCTCTTCGATGATGGACATATCGAAATATGGGAAATCAAGCCCGCAAATCAAACTCATTTGCCGAGGAATACTGCAAAATGGACATCTTGCAACCAACACTGCCAGTCGAGGGGATACACGTTTATGGTGTTAACAGAAGTGGGTATGGGCAAACTGAAACAGAAAATAAAGAACCAAAACCAAAAGCCCTTGAACGAATAGAAGTTCTTGACGAACTAATATTGCACAAGTCAGGATGTTTCGAGCGAGGCAGAAGATGGCTTCGAGGGCAACACCCAAAACTTGGCGTCATTGCCTGGGGATATACTGGTTGGGAAACTATGCAGGATTTCGACCGAATCTGGCCTATAGGCACGTTTACGGTTAGTCGCCGACAACCACCCGATATGAGTCAGAATCCTCATGATGCGTCGAGAACTCATAAATCAGAGAATCCTCTACAGCAATCATCTGATGACGAAGACCAGGAGTAACATGGAACGCCATTCCAGGCTCCATAACTAGCTCTGTGGCAGCATCTAAGTCATCATGATCGCCATATTTCATAATGATCTTACCGCTATGCAAAAAAAGAACTTCATCTTTTATTGCGTGATAGTGGAACGAACATTTCTTGTCACAATAAAAAGACAAGAGCTTTCCACAATAATCGGGACCGTTGTAAATCCAGTCCTCAAAGCCCCAGTTTTTTTCAACATGCACCCGGTCGCCCGGCTTGGTTAGTCTGTTCATATTTTCTCTCAATGATCGGAACCAGAAGTCGGTCCACTTTGGAATACAAATCTTCCAAAGTACCGTCATTGATAAGATAGTAATCGTAGTGCTTCATTCCTTCGGGAACTGCCTTTTCGCCAAAAGCAAGCACTAAAGTTTCGTAGGCTGGAATTGGCCCTTCTTCCAGATGGTTCACACAAAACTCAACAATGGGTCTAATCTGTGCCTCGGAAGGATTGGGATCGTCATTCAAAAAACCAGGACGATACAAGACGACCATAATGCCATCTTTGGCTTTTACTGCCTTAGCCTCGTTAATGTAACGGCTGTCAGAAATGACCAGCTTCTTACTCTCGTCTCTTAGGGCGATTTCAATCCAGATGCCGTCCTTGATTTTGCGGAATCCATCTCCAATAAATTGAAGACTTTTTCGCACACTTTGTAGCATGTTTGGAGGAGCTTCAGGATTTCTCTTCCATGTTTCAGTGAAATCCCGGTCAACGCCGAAGCTGCTTTCAAAGACATCCTTAACAGCATTGGCAAATGCACTGCGATGCCACCGATTAGGATCGTTCTCAGCATATGATCTATTGATAACTTTCACCAAGTAGTCACAGAGTACGTCTTTGCCATTGGCAAGTTGAGCAGCCACGCCTAATACCTGCATAGTCAGCCTCCATTTAGAGTGGATGTTACTGTAATAAGGGAAGCTGTATTATATCTGAAGGCTGGTCATTGAGGAATATGAAATGGCAAAGAAAAAGAATGTCGAACCGATATGTGGAAATTGTATGCTATACAATCACCAAAAAGGCGAATGCAAAGTGGCGGTACTCATAGAAGGCACAGAATATCACATGCCGGTATTACCAAAAGATAAATGTCACATGGACGAACTCAACGTACCTGTCGAGCAAGTGCGTTGGTGGGTAGAGGATGACGACGGCAAACCAACAAAAGGCAACGGAACAGTAAAAATGGAATATCCTACGGGATTTTTTGGTAAAGACTAAATGGCATGTAATCCTCCATATTGCCTGGGAACCGGAAGCTACTGCGGTTGCAACTGCAAGTGCTGCCCGCCGTGTCCGTGTTATACAAGCTGGACGTATGTGTATTTGTGCGGAACAAGCTCAAGTTCATATCCGGCTGGGTGCGATTGCACGCCTATAGTTACTCCACCAGCGTTTCGTGCGCCTAGCTTAGATGTAGAATTTCCTGACTTTGAATATCCGGCATATATGTTCAATGGTGGCACCACCGAGGACGGATATGTGTTCGCACAAGATACACCAGTGATGGACATGGCCTCCTGTTCTATACCATGCACCACAATAACGATCACGTTGTCCACATCAGGCTGCTGCCTTTATGGATCGGGATTTTCGTTTACTGCAATTGGGGCAGGAACGGTATCGCTATCTGGATGTGGAAGCGCCTGTAGCGGAAGTTTTAGTTGCTCCATCAATGGTGGAGGAACTAGCGTATCAGTCGCAGACTGTGGAGGAGTCGGCGTATCAATCACGCCGCCATCGGTGATGTGCTGCTCGTGCTGCTTAGTAAGCAGCACTGGCTCCCTGTTAGGAGCGTGCAGTGGATCAACTTCGTTCGCTGCATTCAAGCAACGATCAGTGATAACAGGGAGCCAGAAAACCTACCTCAGCAAGCAAAAGCTCTTGCAGAGAATTGCCAAAGCTCGCCGTTAAAGCAGAGCGAACTTCTTGGCAGAGTCCATAATCTCTTTGGCTGCATCAGCTTTCATGTTGACAATCTCTTTGAATTTATTGAAGTCCATATCAGCAATAGATTCAACGGTCTTGTAGCCTGCATTGTAAAGTTTTGTAGCCCGTGTTTTTCCAATATTTGCCAACCGACACAAATCAACTAAATGCCCTGGCACACCATTGACGATACGGCCTTCTAGCATCTTGAAGAAGCCATCACGTTGCCAATTGCCGCCAAACGAATCAAGAGCTTGAAGCACTTGAGACAGTCGATTAAAATCGAACTGAAGGTTCCTCTGTGTTGCAGCACAGGCTTGAGCGTTGACTCCATTCAACAGATTGAAGTAACAGAAGCTCGCTTTCAAAGAAGCATCGTTGAAGAACTTCCCTGGCATCAATGCTCGCACCTTCGTAGCGAACATACTCATC